TTTTACACGACCGAACCCATCTGTTTGAAACTTCTTTTCATCGGCAAAGCTAAATCCACTCTTGGGGCTAAAGCTGCTACCGCTCCGCCGAGCCATGATCAGAAGAAGCCGCCCTGAGCCGTTACAACAACACCACCTTGAGCGGGAAGGCCGCCAGACCAAGTATTAGCAGGGAACACACCAACATATAAACGATCACCTTTTTCCAGGTAAATACCTTTATTGCGAAGAGGTGCAGTTTCACCTAAGCCAGTGGTATTACCTGCTTGCACTACAGGAGTAGCAAGTTGAGGCATTACGTCAGAGCAGTCAACGTAAGCAGTGTTTGCTGGAATTGTTTTAGAGAATACTACTCGATAATCACCAGAGCCTGGCACAGGGTTTGTAGTCCCACGGGTGTGATAGAAGGCAAGAGTGACGGGATGCATATCGACATGGTCAATCTCTTGGAAAGTAAAGCCAGTCGTTGTATTAACTGTATAGTCAATATCGCTAATGCTGTCGGTCAAAGTGGCAACATTACCTGTATAAGTGTAATAACCAACACCACTGGGTGCACTGCCACCAGCAGACAATTGAGATATGTCTTCAATTAAAACTTGAGTGCCGGAAGTTAAAGTAATTTGCGTACCTGACGTGGAAGAATTAAGAGTAAAGTCAGGAGTAGGATAAAAAGTATCTCTAACTAGTTGAACGGAATCAACTACACCACCATTGTTAGTGTCATCAGTATTAGTCCCATCCATGTCAACAAGAAGGGCTGGTTGCTGACCACCTTGAACAAATAAAGTGTTGGCGGTTTGACTGCCTGCAACTTGAGTCGTTACCCTAGTGACATCAACTAGGGGACGATCAATCAACAAAGGTTGTTTGTTAGTGGCGGTACTAGCCATTATTTTTACGCAAGTCTTTTGTTCATTATAGAGTAAAACTATCCACCAAACATGGCGGCTTTTTCATTCATCTCTTTAATGCCAGGCATCTGCATAAAGCCCTGCATTAAAAGATCTGGATTACGAGAAAAGGCTAGGAATTTTTCAAAAGCAGATCCTTGATCGTCAGGTTGAAACTTCCAGCGCTTTCCTTCAATGTATTTGCCTGCCAGCATTGGATCTTTAATTGTACTTGCGCTACTTCGATAAAGATCTCCAGGTAAATAATCTGTTTCTAAATAGTCGCTGTAGCTAGCCATGATTAAGAAATCGCTTTAAATGGATCAAAGGCACCAGACGACATGCCAGGATTTAACATGCCAGTCATTGGATTTAAAGCCTGATTCAACATACTTGCAATAATATTTTCTTTCATTGTCTCAACCAATGACTTAGCTTTCTCCTTTTTATCTTGATGTTGAGAACCACGATCAAAATAAACATTAAGCACATTTCCGCCACTGCCTACTGTTTGTGGCTGATCAGGAGATAGAGTTCCAGGGGGTAACGGTGCCCCTTGTAAATCTTCTGCAGTTGGTAAATTATTTTTATAAGCACCTGAGCTATAAACAGACCATGCGCCAAGTCCTTGACGATCGTAAATAGCTTTGGCAGCCTTTACGTTTTTTACCGGATCAAATAATTCTTCATTTGATTGGATGCCAAACAATTTACGACGCTCTGGTCCCATGCCTCCCAACATATTGATTTGGAATAATCCATAAGAGTTATCCCCTGTACTTGCATTAGGGTTATGAGCTAGGGGATTAAAGCCTGATTCCCCTCCTGCAATACCAACCATTGTTGGAATTACTTCTTCTGGAAAACCTTCTTGACGCAAAAGGCCGGTAATTTGGGCTTTGTTTAAACGTTGTTTTGCCATGATTAATCAGGAGATATTGCTTGGTAGGGATCAAAATTACTCATTCCCATGCCTGCCAAAGGATTTAAAGATTGGCTGACCATGTTCATCATGACACCTTCTTTTAGTTGTTCAATTAATGATTTAGCTTTATCTTTCTTGTCCTGATGCTGGGAGCCACGATCAAAATAAACATTCAGAACACTGCCCGTAGTATTTTCCCGTTCTAAATTTTTTCTAATTTGTTCAGGATCGCCAATTCCAAATTCTTGCATTTGCTCAGGAGTTAACTCTAGGTAACCACCGGTTACACCTAAATGCGTATGGGTTGAATGATCAGGATCATTACCTGGATGTAAAACTTGTAAATACTTGCCATCTGCTCCTTTTAAAAGAGCTAGTTTTTCTCCTAGCTGTTGAGTGTAAGCTTGCCAACCAATTTTGCCACTTGGATCATAATCACCATATTGATTATTTTTCCAAGTAATATCTATAGCTTCATCATGAGGATGATGTCCTTTTGGACTATGAACGCCAGGGGTGACGCCGCCGAACGCAGAGTTTTCAGCAATATTCCAGCCTTGTCGTTGTAACGCTTTGCCTAAATCAACGAGCGAAACCCTAGCCATTTTACTTTCCTCAATAGCCTAATTGTTTCATAAATGCTGCACGAGTTTTTTCATCAAGAATGTTTTTATCAAAGGCAAAACCTTGTTCACCAGAACGGTCAGCAACAAACGGATTTAGATTGGGTTGCATGTCAGTAATGCGTGCACCAATCGAAGAAAGATCAAACGTTGCACTGGTATTAAAGCCAGGTGCTTGCGTTAAGTTTGCACCGCTGTAAATCGTATCTGCAAGTGCAGGAGGAGCAGGTGTGGCTACAGAGGGATTAAGCATTTGATTCACAGCTTCTGCTGCCATATCCATCGCTTCAATACGTGCTTCTTCGTCACGAGGCATTGGAGCAGGTTGACGCTGTAGACCTTCCATCAAAGGATTAAAAGTAGTTCTGGAGGTTGGATCACCATATTTTGCAGCGTGAATTGCCAGGCCCAACTGCTCTACTTTTTCGCGATCATCAGGAAGACCAGACTTATTAGCTTGTTCACGCGCTTTGCGATACAACTCACTTTGTTGGAAGTAAGGATCAGAAGCTGCCTGTTGTTGGAGCCTAGAAGCCTCTGATTGGTATGCTCGCTCCTGTAGGGGTGTCAATGCGCCTAACTCACCTCTAGCGGGCTGCAAAGGGGTTCCAGTGGTCAATCCTGGAGCAGGTGCATCCATATCCATGCTACGAACAGGACCTGGCACTTGATCCATATAAAGGCGACGTGCTTCCAGGGGATCTAGCTTAAGAGTGCCACGTTCAAATTCACCAGTCACACTCCCTGCACCTTTACCGCGTTCATTGCTAAGATCTGCGCCCGCAAGAATGCCAAGAGTTGCGCCAGCAGGGCCAGCAAGCGTTCCACCTACCACGCCGCCTTGTACAGCGCCACGGATTTCACTCGGGACGCCACCAGGGATTAAACGATCCCCCAACATTAGTGCGCCTTCAGCCGCAAGTGCAGGAAGACTTCCTCTAACAAGATTTTTAAGATTAAAAGGAGTAGGTACTGGGCTGGTGCCACGGGGGCCAACAATCGGATTAGAAGGATTAAAGGGTCGGCCTACGGGTACAGGAGCAGCCGGACGAGGAATTCTAGGCGTAGCACTTCCTACACTCTTTTTGACTTGAACAGCCCCTGCAGTACCAGGATTAATGCCGCGTCCAAATAATTCTTGAAGAAAATCCATATTACCTCCAGGCAAGGTTTAAATAAATACGTGTACCGACTGCGACATCGGCTGGTCCAGGTAAGGCCTGGATAAATTCAGCACCAGACCGATCAAAGCGATAACGTGCCTGGACGGGATCTTTATAGTTAGGAACGTAAAGAATTTGAGCTAAACGTCCTGTTTCGTATAAGTATATTTCATCCCATACCTTTAACGCTTCTTTGGCGTTGCTGGAAGAAATAGTACGATCGACATCGCCAGCGATGCTTTCAAAGCGAGTATTGGGATTGGAGGCAACTTCAGTCTTTTTTTCAGCGGTATCACAGCGTCCAATTTGAATAGATATTTTGTTGTAGAAGTATGAATCCGGTACGGTATTCATTGCTTCCTCTAGGCGAGCATAATCACCCGCAGGAACACTTACGGTGAAATAACCGAGGTGATACCTAATCCTGCTTTTGTCAAACTCGGAAAGTTGCACTTTATCCTCCTTATAAACCCATTATACGTGGGTCTATTTTTAAATAAATAACCCCTGTTTCCAGGGGCTTTATTTCAAACTCGGATTAGATCTGCTGCAATAACAGCTTCCCAATCAACGCGTTTAATAGCCTTCAGTTGTTCTAGGTTGTTAAATCTTTCACCACTTAACGACATCTGAAGGTCTTTTATTTCTTTTGCAGTCTTTAATCCAATACCTTTAATATGATCTGCAATCATTTGTGCCGTAGCACCATTGATGTTCAATCGTGTATCGGGTGGGAATTGCCGAGGCTCTTCTTTCTTGGCTTTATCTTTTACCTGTAAAGCTTTAACTTTTTTTGTTGCTGCTTCGTCGGTAGCGATTTCATTTTTGTAAACAGTAAAAACGCGACCGTCCTGATCTTCGACCATGAACCAGTCGCCGTTATCCCATTCACTAATTATTTTGACGCGGGCGCCAGTCTTTTGATGCTGGTATAAAGTAGACATAAAGGACCAAGAGTATTTCCTGGTCCTAGTTTACATTAATCAGCTAACTGTGCGACCAGTTAAATAACCTTCGATGTCTTCGTAACCAGGAGCTTCATCAGGTTGGATGTAGCAAATTTCGGTCACGAGGTAACCAGTGCGCCCTGCTGCAGCATCGCCAGAGGAAATATAGAAGCCACCAGCAGTAGCAACACCGTTGGCGCTAGCTTTAGAAAACACTTTGAAAGTGGTAGCAGCTGTCATTTCTTTATAGACAGCACCTGGGGTTACACCAGGGGCACCAGAGGCGGTGATAAGAGGCACAGTGCTGTATGCGGCAGAACCGCCAGCAAAGTAGATTTCACCTGCTTGGCTACCAGAAGTAGTGGAAGCCAGGTTTGCTTGAATAACTCCTTCGCCAACACCACTTGCTGCGGTAGGGAGGGAACCATTAAGGCGACCAAAAGAGATCACGTTACCGGTGGCTGCATAAACACCAGAAGCAACGCGGCCATCACCCCAACCAGAAGCAACCGAAATAGTGGCACGGTAGCCGTAAGCAGGGAGGGTAGAAGAACCAGAGACAACCATACCGGTAATATCGGTACGAGTGTCATCATTGCGGTAGGGAGAAGGCACAATCACAGATGCCTCAGCCACAGCGCCAGCACCAGAAGTATTGGTAACTGCCACATAACCGCGCTGTTGGAAGTAACGGTAACCAGGGGTAGCAAGCACGGAGGTAGGACCACCGTTAGAAGCGTTGTTAGTGCCGTCATCATTGCTATCAATGTTGCGGTACCAACCGTTCAGAGGCTCTGCCCAGTTGCCGGGGTAGATTTTCTTAGCGGACAAGTAAGACATTTATCTCTCCAAAAGTAAGTTTATTTTTTATCTAAATCAGACCACACCGTCATCAGAGACGAAGCTGAATGCATTAGTCACGAAGTCCTTGTTCAGGATTTCGAAACCAGCATACAGTTGCCAGATGAGGATGATGAAACGGCTGAAGTCGTCGTTGTTGTTGATAAGCACCTGAGCGTTAGGACCGCCGATGCCAACACCGATGGACTGAGGACCGAAGAAGAAGCCTTGAGCAATTTCCTGCGAACCGTAGGTGCTACCTGCATCGAAGGAAGCAGTGATGTTCTTGGTGGGGAAGTTGGTGGACTCGTAGAACTTCACACCTTCGAACTGAACACCAGTAGGCATCACGGGCTCACCAGCCAGGAAGTAAGCCTGACCAGCCTGGGGACCCATGTAGAAGCTGGTGTTGTTAGGCATCATGGGGTTGCCCATGTACATGCCTTGACCAGGAACACCTGCGTAACGAGCGATTTCGCGGAAGTCAGGATCACGACGCAGATGCATCATGAAGGTGGGATCGCAGATGCAACGATACAGACCATCAGCGAAGGTAGGAACATTGCGCTTACGCAGATCCTTAACAACATTCAGAAGGTCGGTACGAACAGAGAACTGCTGAACCTGGGCGGTGTACTCAGCACCGGTATAAGAAATACGGCCAGAAGAATCTTTTTCCTTGCCGCCAGGGAAATAGTAACCACCCTGAGAAGAAGAGGCAGCACCTTGAGCTTCGGCTTTAGCGAGTTCGTCAATGAAGACGCGGTCGCGCCAACGACGATAATCATCAAGCAGAGTCAGAGAACCAATGCTCTGGTGGAACATGTTCAGGTTGCCGGTGTCCAGCAGCAAACGCTGAGCGGTAACCAGTGTTTCGCGCGCAATCTTGAAGGTTGAAGGCTGAGTGGGATCGCCCGGGTCTGCAGGACCGGTGTATTCCTTAAGCACCACCAAGACTTTCTCCTTGGTGATGTTACGGCTATTAGCGGTACCAATGGTCTGGTCGGACACACGCTCACGAGCATCCTTAGTACCAGGGGAACCCCAGAACTTGTAGCGATCTAATTGAACGGTTTGACCGGGTTGACGAGTGAAGTCATGAACCACCACAGGCTCAGTTGCCATTTCGGCAATGTAAGCAGGGTGGGGACGGTACAGCTCTGCCCCAAGAATCTTGGGGAAATCATTATCAATAAACACTTTGGTTTATCCTCCAGTGTTGTCGAAGTATTTTTTGGTGAAAGATTTAGACATTTTCAAAATGTCTTATCTGAATAAATTTTAGCAGCCGCTAACTTATTGTTAACGGCAAACTAAAATCACTCCATTACAAACAATTTGTTTGCAACGGTTTGTGGTTGAGCTTGATTCAGAAGGCGCCAAGCTTCGGCAGGGTTTGAATCCATTTGGTTGCTGAAACTACCCCAGAAGTCGCCAGGTTGTTGAGGTGCTGCGGCAGCCGGAGGAGCAGGCATTCCTGCGACCATTCCCTGGTAACCCGCTTCCATTTGTTGGGTAGGATAACCACGGGTTTCCAGTTCGGCTTCAGATTCGTACACAGGATACGGACCTTCAGGACCAAAGAACTTCAAGGTGTAATCAGACAGGGTGTCTGGATTGGTCAGAATTTCGTTGTAAGCAGCGTTTTCTTGGCGCTCATTAACAGCAAAATTAGCGTAACCTTGAATTAAATTAGTTGCACGAGTGCCCCACTCAACTGCGCTGTCGAGCATTCCTTCCAGGTTTAGAGCGTACTGGTTTAGAATTGCGGGTGCTTCCACCCCGTACGCGTCGATTACCTGACGACTCTCCTGACTCAGGTTGTAGTAATCCGCCACCTCCCGGTCGAATGCCGCCGCTTCCAAGGAGGGATTCAGCGAAGTTTGGGAATAATTGGGAGATAATTCCTGGTTGGGCGACCAAGTCAGCCGATCCGATTGAGGCATAGCTTGGGGAGCTGGTGCCTGCTGATAATTGACCGGGGTAGGTGCTGTCGGGGTTGCTGACGGTTGAGCCTGGAACGGGGATTGGACTGGTGCGCTCAGGACCCCCACCACTTTGTTGAATGCTGCTTCCCATGGGTTGGGAACCTGCGGGGCCACCGGTTGGGATTGGGGGGCGTATTGAGACGGGTCGGATTGGTAATTGGGGGCCGCCGGAGCCGCCTGCTGGTAATTCGTAACCACCGGAGCCTGAGGGGCCGGAGCTTGGGGAGCCGGAGCTGCCACGTAATTGCTCGGAGCGACCGCCTGAGGTGCTTGGCTCGTCTGTGGGATCGATTGGACGGTAGCGTCCTGCATAACTCATCTCCTTTTGTAAGGCTTCTAATGTTCGATACAGATATGGGGTTAAGTCCAGTCTGGGATCCGCAGCCATTGGTAAATCAGGTGACTGCGGGTGGGGAGTCTGCATCATGCCCCCCACAAGGCGAGCGAACTGAGAATATGCACTCTGCAGTTCATTCACCATCCTGAATGGGAACCCAGATAACATCTCGGCTCGTTCCTCATCCGTTTTTGAAGGGAAGAGGTATTTCAGTGCTTCAATGCTATCAACACCTAATTCTTGCAGATTTCGTACAACAATAGAGTTGTTAAGAATATCTTGTGTGGTGTCTTCGTAAACGGGTCCCAGCCAACGCCACTGAATAGTGACATCCCCATCTGGAATTAAACCAACAACTCCAGGTGGAATTTGCTGAGTTTCAACGCAAGCCATCATTAAACGTTTGACTTGCTCCTCATACATTTCCATGGCCTGCATATAAAGAGCTTCGTCTTCTGCTGAATGATTCTCAGGAAGATCTAAAGGTTTTTCCAGGCCAGCTGCTGATGCTAACGAATCACGGAATAACCGTTCTTCTTGAAAGATAATCAACTCTAGGCAACGAGCAATACCGTAAGTGTAAATTGATTCAGCTTTCTTTTTAGAAGTAGCTGAAACGCGACCAAACAATGATTTGTATTCAGTCGCAGTTACACCTGCCGAAATTGAAAGTTCATCAACACCGCCAAGTGCGGTACGAATCTCTTCTCGATATTGACGAGCAAAAGAGTTTTGATCACCAGTAATTGCATCAGGAACAATATAACCTACTCGGTCATTTGGTTCCAGGTTTGCAATAACACGCGGCACTCGAATTTGCCCATCGACGCCACGGCTGACAGGATCTGCTTTAAACATGGATGCACTCATGCCAGTGCCCATGCCACGGAACCCTGAGTTTGCTGCAATAGATGGACGTTGAATTACAGCATCATCCCCTGATTCCATTAAGTCTGTTTTGGGCCTGGAAGAAAGAAGCGTAGGATTACCAAAGAAAGTAACGTTCTTACGCATCGTGCGAACCATGTCATCATGCGTAACGATATGGTTGGCAAGGGCGTCAAATTCACCAGAGCCTTCATGAGAAAAACCTTTGGGATTATTAAAAATTTCTACGCAAGGAATAAAACCTAGTGAATTTTCGAACGTTTTTGTTTTTCCACTAACAGCTTGATATTGGGTATCAAAGGAGATCTCACCTTCTGAATGAGTCTCTTCAATTGTTTTGCGTTTAATCGACAACCTAATATAACGTTTAGCGTTATTTCCACCGCCTAAATAGTTAGCTCCTTCTGGGCCAGGGGCAGACATATCCAGATCTTGCTGGAATCCCATGCCTTTGCGAACTTTGTAACTGTAGATGATTACAACTTCATCCAGGTCGCCATCAATGTTGTAATAGGTGCGATATTCGTGGCGACGAAAATAATAAAGACGATAGTTGCTAGCGGTAGGTCTGACATAGAAAAGACCTTGTCCATCACATAAAAAATAATCCCAGATGCTATCTAGCCTGGTTCCAAGCTCATTATATTTGACAACACGATCAATAAAGTCTTTGCGTTGAGCGCCAAAGTTATCTTGTGCTGGAAAAAATTCAACACCCTGTCGGATGCCAAACAAACGCATTTGAGCTAAATGACTAGCCACAATGCCAGTATCAATCTGCTGGCCTCCATCACGATTCAGATACGAATCAACGATTTCTTTTAACCGACCTACAGCAGTTCCAGCAGCCATTAACTCTTGCTTCCCTTATCTTTATGCATTTTAGCAGCTCTTGCTGCTTTACCTGCTTTTTTTGCCGCTTCAGTATTTGGTACAAATTGTTTACCTTTACGGCTACCAGCTCGTTTTTTCGCATCAGTTTCTTCTCTTTCTTGCTTAGAAAGAGATGCCCATGCTTTCTTTGGAAGGTACCGTTTAGTCGTACCATCTTTTTGAATTGCTTTATCGGCCATTTTTTTGTTTCTTAGCAGCTTTTGCTGCTTTCTCATATTGATCTTTAGTTTGCCAGTCTTCTTTGCCCCATTTCTTCAGCGACTTTTGGCTTTTACCTTCACCGCCTTTGTACCCGCCACCAGCTTTCTTGTACTCGGAAGCAACGAGCTGTGCTTTACGCGCAGACCACTGACCAGGCTTTCCACCTTTAGAGCCAGCCATTACGCGTTTTTTAATACGTTCACGTAAGTCTGGCTTTGTATATTTGGAATTATCCTGGGCCATCAGGAAACAACTTTATTTACAAAACCATCTGGAGCTTGTCCCATTTGGGGGCCTCCATACATGCTGGCATTTAATTGATTTGCATCTAACATTGCACCTAAATTACCTGGGGCGCCAGGAACAGAAGCTTGTCCTTTTTGTTGGTTTAAACGCTCCCTTAAATTTTGAAGACGCTTGCCTTCAGGACTTTGCAGCCAATTCTGGAATTGTTGTTCTTGTGCAGGCGTGAAAGGAGTGCTGCCGCCAATTGGGCGCATTGCCATTCCACCCATGTTACCAATAGCACCCTGAACATTACTGCTACCAGGAATAACTGGAATAAATTCAGGAAACTGCTCTTGACGTTTTTCTTCTACAACATCACGACCATTTTGGTTATTGCCCATTGGATAAACACCACCAAAGGGAGAATAAGCCCCACCTCCAAAATTACCGGGGGCACCTGGAACATTAATTTGATTACCGTAACGCATTTTTTATCTCTAACCTGGCACTATTCTAGTCTTCGTTAACTTCGTATCCTGCAGTATCGTTTAACTTATTTAGAGTAATGCCATTGCCTTTGACGTTCCATTCAAGAATGTCTCCTTCTTCCCATCCAAGTTCTTCTATTAATTCATCCGGAAATGTGATAAAAACATCACCGTTGCTGGCCTCTTCGACTTCGACGATGTAACTCATTTTGACAATAACTTTTCAATAAGCTTATCAAGCTTATTATTAATTTGTCGAAAGTTTTCTTGCATCTCTTGGATCTCTCGAATGAAATCGGCCTTAAGAACGTATTCAACAGGCATTCGACTTATCTGTATTTCAAGATCATCAATCCTTTCGTCTTGCTCTTCTAAGCTTCTTGTCAACAATCGAACACGATCAGTTGAACGCTCTAATACTTTATTGGCAACCCAAGATCCCCCTGAAATAGCAGAGATCATTGCGGTCAAGCCAATAGCTATATACTCTGGCCCCATGACTTGAATTAGTTAATAATCTAATTGTAAACGACCTTTTTTCATTAGACCATTCACTAACCAAACTAAAGCATCCACGCAATCGTCATGGCTACTGACACCGAAGTTCGTGAGTTCCTCATAGAGTGCTCCGAAATTTCTGAAACGATTAAAGATGATCTTTCTGTCTTCAAACATCCCCATAATTCCACGGAACCTGGCCAACTTATCGGCGCGGAATCCTTTTACAGCATGCCAGTTGAGATTGTAGAGGCTTTCGTTTTGGAGGCAGATACGCTTGAAGTCGGCTTCAAGGGAAGCCTGGTACTGAACCGCCTCACTCCAGATATCGCAAGTTGAATAAGTTGGATAATAATTTCCATTTTCATCTTGCCCCAATACAGACCAATCGTTCAATAATTCTTTAAGGGCATCTAGTTTTTCTAAGTTGCCCATGACACGTATGCGTCGATAATCAATAATGTGAATAGTATCTCCAATACGACCACCAAGAACCATGACGGTGTAATCATTTTTTTCTTTAGTGCCAGCGGAAAGATCAACTCCTATACCTAGCGTATCGAATTCTGTAGCAATTTCAGCTTTAACTAAGAGTTCAGGCGCAAGAGATAATTCATTTTGCCTGACGATTTGATTCATGTACTGGAAGCTGAAAGCGATTGGTGCCTGATGTTTCTTTTGCTTTAAGTAGTCCAAGGACCACATCTCTGGCCAGTATGACTTCTCTTCTCCTGTCTTTGCATCGTTATAGATTGCAGACAAAACAATCTGTGTCCAGTTGTTTTGCTCATTAAATGTAGTGGAATGAATATCGTCATGTCTAAAACGGGTACCAAGACAGATCGCTCTTCCACCTTCAAACATGGTGGGAGCAATCACAGCATTCCAGTTGTCCTGCATTTGTTTTCGAATATCTGGGTTACCAATATCTGCAGCAGATTTAATGGCGTCATCAATCATCACAAGATGAGAACGCTTGGAAGTCACTGAACCTTTGAGGCCAGCAGCACAAAGAGTAAACTGTTCATCAGCAGTGGTATCGATACCAGCAAACTTATGGTCAATAGACCAGTATTCATTACTGGTAACGTTTTTCATTAAACGAACTGTAGGGAATACCTCCTGGTATCTTTTACTTTCAATAATTCGTTTAATAGTTGCAGACTTGGAACGTGCAATATCAACGGTATAACTAAGGTACAGAATCTGCAGCGGCATCTTTGCTGCAGTATGAATACCAATAGCCCAAGCAGTCAGCAAGCCAAGAACAGTTGACTTAGCTGATCCCCTGGGCGCAAGAAGATCAATATTGGGTCCAGCAATCTTGATCAAACAAGAGCTGTCTTCATTAGTAACAAAATGCCGATTCCATTCTTTGTGATGAGCAGCAGGTGGCTTGTCTGCTACATATTCACAAAAGAAGGCAAAATCGTTACGTGCACGATCTAATTCATCTTGGTTTTTGAGTGGCTTAAGACTTTGCTTGCGAGCAGCAGCAATAGCATTACGCCTATAAGCAAGATGTTGGTAAGAAGGCACAGTTAGTATTCATCTATTAAATGAATACTAACCTATTTGGTTTCTTCTTTTTTATCTTTAAAGTTCTTAGCTGCTTTAGCTGCCTTCAAACCTTTCTTAGCAGACTCTTCTGCTTTCTTTCCTTTCTCTTCTTTTTCGGTATCTTTACCGTTTTCTTTGTCAGCTTTTTTCTTGAAGTATTCAAGAAGCTGAGGAGGCATCTTTCCTTTAGCCATGATTTTAAAAGTAAATTAATTAGCGGCTAAAACGATTTCGAGAGGATCCGCCACGGCGTTCAAAAGATCTGTCACGACGGGAATCGATCTGAGATGAACCGGAGACATCACGCCTGGCTCTTCCTGGGCCAAATTCAGTTCCTTTACTATCGGAATTACTACTTGCACGACCCGATGTAGAGCCGCGTCTACCAGAAAAACGCCTAGAGTCTCTTGCAAAACGACTTCTTGCTTCTCGTAATTCTTCACGACTAATAGGCCTTTCTGTAACATTTTCAATCGTTTGTCGTAAAGAAGAAGAGCCTTTGTTATTCCGCTCCCTTTCAAGATTATTTCTTAAATTTTCAAAAACGTTTTTTCTAGTTTTTGGAGTTTTTGGTCCTGCACCTTTAGTGGAAGTATCTCCAGTTACTTCTGCGTAACTACCTGTTGGTCTATCAGATGCTGCTTTGTCTTCTAATTGTTTTTTGAACTGAGCAAGGAATTCTGGTGCATTAGAAGCAGCAGAACCTAAAGCAGCTTGTGCTGCTTTAAATTTGTCTGCACTAAAATAATCATCCGAACCAGAACTTGGAATAGCAGTCGCTCCAGTGGTAGAAGTAGGAGTAGGAGTGGGAGTAGGAGTAGGAGTAGGAGCTGCATTATTGGAAGTTTGTGCAGGATTAATTCCTGCAGCGTACATCATATCTTTAATATATTGCGGAGTTTGATAACCCGCAGCTTCGGCTATTTTTGACCTTTCAATAATATTTCGAGGAATATCTGTAGCCCCTTGTTGTGTTAAAAAATCGTATGAGCCTTTGTCGTAATTAGAAAATGCATCTGAAAGGCTCATTCCTTCAGGAAGGTTTTGGCTTGCATAGGCTCTGCCTGCATCGGTATATCTACCTTGCTTCCCTTCTCTTGGGGTAAATAATTTTTGACCGCCGCTAAAGCCCTGCTTATATAAAGCTTGAGGGTCAGTAAC